TTCTTCCCACCATCATTCCCATCATTTGGACCATCATTCCCGTTCTTCCCACCATCATTCCCATCATTTGGACCATCATGTACAATCGGCGATTTCTACACTATGCCCGATGATCCTAGATGTGGTGGCGGTGGAGCAACTATGTATTGCACAAATGGATCTACATACTCATTCGTTGGTTGTACTGGAACATGATAAATAAAAAAGATATTGCTCAAGGAATAGTTGTATATTCTGATGTAATCAATAATCATTTTGAATTAATAGAAACATTAGAAAAGGACATGTTAAAAGAAAGAATATATTGGCATGAAGCAGGAGTAGAGGGCGGTAAAGATAAAAATGTTAGAGATACAGATACAATATCCATACCTTTTATTAATAATACTGATATGTTTTTTTCTAGTGGAGACTCTTTTTATAAAAAATTCTCTACTATTTTTTATGAAGCATTTAATCCATTAGAAAAAAATTATTTTTCTCAGTATGGAATTGATTTTCCAGATCATGATTCTTATCAAATTTTAAGATATGGTAAAGGGCAAAAATTTACAAACCATATAGATGACCATATAAAATATCATAGAAGAGTATCAACAGCATACTATCTTAATGATAATTATGAAGGTGGAGAAATTAATTTCCCAAGATTTAATATTTCTTATAAACCCAAAGCAAATGAATTATTAATTTTTCCATCAACATACGTCTATAACCATTCAGTTTCTGAGGTTACAGATGGAACAAGATATTCTGTTGTAAGTTGGATAAAGTAATGGATAAGATTTTTATTAGTTTGGCTGGTTATAGAGATCCAGATCTAATAAATACAGTAAAAAGTTTTTATGAGAATGCCGAAAACAAGGAGCGATTATTTTTTTCTTTAGTTTCTCATGAAGGACCAGAAATAAATTTTGATTTTTCTTTTATTCCCAATGAACAAATATCTTATCAAAAATTTGACTATAGATTAGCAGATGGAGCATGTTCTGGAAGACATCTTGCTAACTCTTTGTTATCAGAAAAATATAAATATTTCTTACATACAGACTCTCATTCAAGGGCAAAAGAAAATTGGGATAACATTCTTATATCAGAATATTTAAGGTGTTCTAAAAAATGGGGAACAGACTACATATTTACAAAATATCCACATGGTTTTACAAGAAAATGGAATGAAGATGGAACTGGTATAGATTTAATAAATAAAGAAAATGAAACAATGAATAAAGTTGTTGCAGAGTGGGATGAACAAGAATATATATATCTTTTACGTTGGAGAGATATTCAAGATCTAGAGTACGGAGATAAAGTTTACGGGTTTGCTGCAAATTTTGCTTTTGGGTCAGTAAAGGCATTTATTAAAGTACCATATGACCCATATCTTTATTTTCTTGGAGAAGAAATAAGTCTTGGAATTCGTTTATCTGTACAGGGAATTAATTTAGTTGCTCCAGCAATTAATGCAATCTATACAAATTATGATAGAGATAATGGTAAACGTGGTGGTTTTCATTGGGAAGATAATTCTCTTTGGCATTTAAGAGACAAGTTTGCAAGAATAAGACTTAATCAACTTTTTAAATTAGAAGACTTAGGTGTTTATGGCTTGCAAGATCATATTCAAGAATATAGGGCTTTGCAAAAAGAAATGGGCCTTGACTTTGAATCAAAAGATTATATAAAGCCAATATATAAAAATTAAAAATGACCACCTATTTCTAGATGGTCATTTTAGTTTAATATTTTTTATTTTGGAAACTGAGTCATCCAGTACTTAGTACGTTGAGTTATTCCATGCCAAGAGGACCAATCTTTGCCACCATCAGACATATAGAATGCGATCTGAGCATTAATCACGGGATTCAATAAGTCAGAGTTTGTGACAAGTTCAAACTTATCACGACGCTCAGGACCTAAATCATTAATCATATTGATTTGAAACATACCATAAGAACTATCCCCAGTCTTAGAGTTTCCATTAAATCTAATTGGCTGACCATTAGATTCTTTCTTTGCTACTGCCCAAGCCTCAATAAGGTTTGATCCTTTAAATCCAACAAGGTAAAGTAGTTCCTTTAGTTCTAAATCGGTAAGAGTTCCTTTATTTTCAAAACTCTTTAATTTTTCTTCCTTAGAAACCAAAAAAACCTCTTGCGAGGTGGTTTGCGAGATCTGAGCCTGTTCGGGACTCAAATGGTTATTAATTGTTGCAGCATTAGCACTGTTAGAAAATACAGCAAATAATGCCAAGATACTGAGTGTGCTAATGATCTCTTTGTTTCTTTCGATAAATTTAATCATAGTTTCCTCCTTAGAAAACAATAACACCCTGATAGGTGTCTATGTATAATTATAACAGTTTTTACTTAATGTTGTCAAGTTGTTAAATCAAATATGGTATAATGAAATATTATGGCACAGACCTCTGGAGATTTTAATTTACGCTATCCACAAGCATCAGATGCTGTAAATGTTCATGGAGATATTGCAAATCTTGCTGAAGATGTTAATCATGTTTTGTCTGGTTTAGATTTATCTGTTATTCAAGTTAGTGTAATAAATGATTCTGGACAAACATTACCAGCAGGTACACCAGTTTATGTTACAGACTATACAACAGCAACAAAAGTAAATCGAGCACTACCATCTACAACATACCCAATTCTTGGACTACTTAAGAGCAGTTTGACAAATGGTTCACAGGGTGTTTGTGTTGTTGCTGGTGTTTTAAAAAATATTAATTTACAACAATTTAACTTTAATACTGGAGATGTATTATATGTTGCATCTGGTGGTGGTTTAACCAAAACACAACCACAAGGTGGATCAGGTGCTGTGGGGGTAGTTGCAAAAAGTGGTACAAGTGGAATTATTATTGTTGAGGCAAAAGGCAACGGCACATGGGGAGCACTAAAGGCTGGATTAGCCTAATAGTGATATAATAAAATAATGGCAACTACAAGAGGGTCTCAATCATCATACGATATAGGAAATAAACCACCTACTGTTCTTTGGACTGTAGTTCGTGGAGATACTTCTGGTTTTAAAGTTTATGTAACAGATGACGCAAAAGTTCCGCTAATTTTAAAAGGTGCTGGGTCTCAATGGACTATTGCTATGAAAATTAAAAGACCAAACTCTACACCTGGAGTAATTACTGATGATGCTGTAACTGTTATGGCTTTACACCCAAGAGCAGATGAAGATGATTTAGTTGGAGAATTTACAGTTTGGCTTACATCAGAAGAATCACATGTATTACAAACAGGAGACATCTTTGATATTCAGGTTTCAGACCCTACAAGAGTTTGGACGGTTGCTCAGGGCAGCCTAAGAATTCTTGAAGATGTAACAGACTAATGGCCACTGCAGTAATACTTGATAATCTACAAAACAAAACAGAAAAAATATTTTTAGCAGATTATCCTCTTGCAAAAATAACTGAGGTGTTACCATTTAGAGTTAAGTTTTCAGCCATTCAAATTGTGGCTATTGGTTTGGGCAATACCCCAGGAATTCCACTTCAGGTTATTGGATATAGCAACTATATTCTCTAATTAAATAAATAAAAAGGGGTGTTATAATTACCACATGGCTAAAATATCAGTTCCAGGAGTAAAGAGTCTATTTCAAACAGGTGATAGACCTACTCAAGAAAATTATGTAGATTTAATCGATACCGCAGTTTCCCAAGCAACAGATTTGGGTTCTTACGGTAATAATGAAAACACAATCAACGGTATTGAAAACGTAACTGTTATTGATAACTTTGATGCAACGGTTTGGCGTATGGTCAAGTACCTTGTTTCAATATCAAAGACCTCTGCAGGGGACAATAAGTTCTATGCAACTGAATTAACTATTCTTGTTGACGGTACAAATGTAAGCGTCAGCGAGTACGGCACTATCGACAATGATGGGAATATTGGCACCATTAATGTCTCTCGCACTGGAAATACCGTGGCTTTAACAGTCACTCCAGACCCTGCGATCAAGCCAGTCACTGTACGTTATGCACGTATGGGACTTAAGGCATAAATAAGGAGATATAAGAAATGGCAACAGTAAATAAAGATTTTAAAATTAAGAGTGGTCTTATCGTTGAAGGTTCAACAGCAACCGTAGGCGGATATGATGTTCTTACAAAGAAGCAAGGAGACCAAGATTATATTGTTGGTCTTATTGGTGGTACAGCAACATCTGCTAACACTGCTAACACAGTTGTAAAGCGTGATGCATCAGGTAACTTTGCTGCAGGCACAATTACAGCAGCAGTTACAGGAAATGTAACAGGTAACGTAACAGGAAACGTAACAGGTAATTTAACTGGTAACGTAACTGGTAACGTATCAGGATCTGCTGGAACAGTAACAAGCCTTTCAGGTAATTCAACAACAGGACTTACAGAAGGAACTAACCTTTACTTCACAGATGAAAGAGCACAAGATGCAATTGGAAACAATCTTGGAACTGGTCTTTCATACAATGATTCAACAGGTGCAGTTTCTGTAACAGCAAATACTTATGATGCATATGGTGCAGCAACAGCAGCACAGGCAGCAGCAGAGGCTACAGCATCAGCAGATGCAACATCAAAGGCTAACGCAGCACAAACTGCAGCAGAGGCTACAGCAGCAGCAGATGCAACCGCTAAGGTTGCAGCAGAAGCAACTGCAAGAGCAACTGCTGTAACTTCAGCAATCTCAACTGCAGCAGCAGATGCAACATCAAAGGCTAACGCTGCACGTACTGCAGCAGAATCAACTGCAGCAGCAGCACTTTCATCTGCAATATCAACAGAGGTTTCAAACCGTAATATAGCAATTGGAGCAGCCATTGATGGAGTTGTAGATGGTGCACCAGGACTTCTTGATACATTAAATGAATTGGCAGCAGCAATCAATGATGATGCTAACTACACAACAACTATTACGACTGCATTGGGAACAAAAGCCCCACTTGCATCACCAGCATTAACTGGTACACCTACAGCACCAACTGCTGCAGCAGGTACAAATACAACTCAGGTTGCAACAACTGCATACGCAAAGGCAGCAGCAGATGCTGCACAGACTGCAGCAACAACAGCAGCAGCATCAGACGCTACTACAAAGGCTAACGCTGCACAAACTGCAGCAGAGGCTACAGCAGCAGCAGATGCAACCGCTAAGGTTGCAGCAGAAGCAACTGCTCGTGCAACAGCAGTTACAAATGCAATATCAACCGCTGCATCAGATGCAACAACTAAGGCCAATGCAGGTAGAGACG